TAGCATATTCCTCCGCCTGTTCCCTCGTTTGCTCTACGATCTGAATGCCTTTACACTTCTCTGAAATTTCGTGTATCAGTTCCACAGCTCTGCTCGTAAACACTATTTCATTATTATCTACTACTGGCTCTTCCAGCAACTTTTCCATAAGTTCATCTATCATTGTCTTTCCTTTCTGCATTTACTGCTTTCTCATATCCCAAGCACCTCATAAATCGTTCTGGTTTTCCACAGGCTTCATAATGTTTGCAGTCAATGCACACATTTTCTTTCTCATGTTTTTCCATCAAGAGACTTCCCCACCTTCCGCAGTTTCATTTGCACTTTCTGCCCTGTTATTCCATACCTTTGCAGCCATATCTTTGCACTCTTCAATACTGGTAATAGTATTATCTTCATGGTTCATATCAGGACAATATCCCTCGGTTCTCGCACCACATTTTCTACACTGACACCAAATAGTGAACCCGTATTTCTTATTGACAGCCTTCATTACTGCCCTCCCGCCACAAAACGGACACGTTTTAGGTTCTATACTCATAATCTTTACCTCACAATTCTAAATTTTTTCCTATTCTGCCTTGCATGATAATCATCTATCACATATTCATGGCATTCCTCTCTTTCCATATTTTCGGGACTTTCTCCATCAAAATTATTGCATATATCGCAAAAGAAACACGGGTGCCAATCGTATGGCACTTCTTCCGGATTGACAGTAAGGCTCTCTGCATTATTGATGCACGACCTGCATAAACAGTAGTAACATGGATCCACCATCGGAACTCTCTCTTGCTTATGTTCCGATGGCTTTTCCTCTGTTATATTCATAAATTTATCAAATGTTAGCTGACCGTTCATGGCTATTCATAGGTCGTCTCTGGCTTTGTATCGGAATAAACAAAATCCTCGTCTGCAGTCTCGTCTATGATAATTCGTGCATCCGCTCTCTGCAGTTTCGCAAGAAGCAAATCAAACTTATTCATGTGCCTAAGTGAATATATGTCAGGATTTGTGTCTGTTCTAATTTCCCATCCGGCTTTTCTATCCCCTGTCCAGTGCGAAAGACGTACTGTTCTGTTTAATTCATCCTGCTGTTCTTCATCATCCACTGTAAAGTCAATAGTTGCATACTTGAATGAGCTCCAGCTTCTCTCACCCTCTTCTTCGAATTCAAAATGTACATCCATCGCCTCGTATTCAGCATTATCCTCTATCACAATCTCTCGGCCCTCTACCTCCATATCACCGGCAACAAACTTCTTATATTCCTTGAACAAATCAGATATCTTTATATCTGTTTCCTGCGGTTCTTCCATCATAAACTTAAAATTTTCCAGCAAATTTTTGTTGTCAATAAGGACAGACTTATTGACCATTTCCGTAAGAAGTGTGTCCAATTTTACAATGTATCCACTCATGTCGTAGCTTTCAATAAACGGAACTAAAACCTGCTCAACTCTTTCTTTGACCGCCTTTTCAAGCTTTCCATAATTAAATGAACTAGCTATTGCTTTTTCTATTCCATCCGTCACCTTTTCTCTAATAATCTGATCAACAGTTCCATCCGATAGGATTTCATCTGTGATTCTCTTAATATCTTCATCAAAATTTGCCATACTATTTTCCTCCTAAATATCTGTAATATTCGATTGCTGGTTTTATAGCTTTTTGTACACCTGTAAGCACATTTGCCAATCCTGTCTCTATATCCCGAACGTCAATACCATTCATCTGACAAGCTATAGCCAGCCTCATTTTATCTTCATCTGGAGCTTTGCACAGTGCTTCGTGAATCTGTTCTTTTGTCATAATATGCCTCCTAAATTTCATTTTAGGCTAAACCCTAAATACAAATCCCCTGCAGTAAGGTTCATCATCTTCATAAATCACAAATGTTTCATGTTCTATTGGAACATCATATGTCCATGATATTATCTTTCCGTTCTTATCTTTCTCTTCACACCATTTTGCAGTAAATCCGAATACATCCGAACGCTCACAGTTGTGTACTATTCCACCATTAGGGATAGCCTTAACATATATTTTGCCACCTTCCCAGCAATCCCCCTCATCTGTTATTGCTCCCTCTAATTCAACCAGGTCATCACTTGCACCTGTAACAATTACAATTCTGTTATCTTTGGCAAGCTGTAATTCTTCTTTGGTAAACATTCGATAGTCATATTGTCTTCCATCAATTAAATTCGCAAATTCTTTTAATTCCATTGTCCTTCCTCCATCACTCTTAGTTATGCGTATCTCTAAAATTCTCCATCGCCCACTTATTTCCAGTAGCCCGAATCTTCGCTTCGGCTCTCTCCTGCGGTGTAGAACCTCTGCCAACGCATGCGAGTATGGATTTTCTTATAGAACTTCCTTCCGTTAATCCAGCGGCATCTAAAGCTTCCTTTGTTCCGCACTCATCGCATATCATTGTCTTATTGTCTACTCTTGAAAGTGCTCTTAACCACTCTGTTTCTTTTCCGCATCTTGGACATTTCATATTTTCTATCCTTTCTGGTGTGATTGCCGCACCAATGGTCTTTGTGATATGCACCCATGCAGTAATTTTCATGGGTGCAGCTGTTACACATCTCCTTTGGTGTCATTCCTGCATAACCTCGGGATTCTGTGGTTCTCTAACCTTCCATCCAAACAAACCTTTTTTAGCAACAACCTTCTCGCATTTTTCTGTAAGTGTAACTTCTCCACATCCCATCATTTGTAAAATTGTTGGTGTGGGTTTTCCAATTTCTGCCCCACATTTTGAACATATATATGGAATGCCCTTATCATATATCTTCCCGCAGTCCTTACATCTGCTAACCGGCTTATAACCTCTCACTAAAATAATCCTCCTTCCAAGATTGCTCTTGCAATAATGCAAGCCACAAATCCAATACAATATGTTCTCTTGTTATATCTGCTTTCATCAGCAACCATTCCGCAAAGCATAACAAACGCAATTATTATAAGTATTATTTTGAACACCATTTGTTTCTCCTTTCCGGGCGGAAGCACCTACCGCCCTTTTTCATTTGTGTGATATATTCCTTATCCGAGACCAATCAGATAGTGCATAAACATTTTGTTAATAGATACTTGGTGCTTACTTTATAGTCACAGGGAGAACGATTGTCTTAAAATCGCTATCCTCAGCTTCAATAATCATTGGCATTTTAGGACTATGTAAGGAAATACCTACATTGTCACAATCAAATGCTTTAAGTGTTTCAATTACCAATCTTGCATCAAATCCTATGGTCAATTCCTCTGAAATATCTTCCTGTAAATCAACTGTCTCATGGTAATCTGTTGTCTGGTCCTTGATGCTTAAACTAAGCTGACTCCCTGCTATTTCAAATTTAACGGGGCATTTTTCAGCAGTACACATTTTGGCTCGTACCATTGCGTTCAGAAGCTCTTTACGAGATATTACTGTATGTAGCGGGAGTTCTTTAAACATATTCTGATATTTGTAATACTCTCCCTGTACAAGCCTTGTGCATATTTCAAAATTCTCCGTTGCAAATATAGCCATTGCATTACTATGTCTGATTCTTACCTCTCCGGTTAGTTCGAGTGTCTTCAACTTATCTATTGTATTCTTTGGAATAAGCAGCTCGAATTCTCCGTCATAATCAATCTTATCCCACGCAAGGACATGTCCATCAAGTCCTACGAAATTCAGCTGTCCACCCTTAGCCTGCAGACACATGGTTGACATAGTGGCAATTCCTCCCTGTTGAGGAATTGCATAAGAAACTCTTTTTACGGATTCCAGTAGTTGTCCCGCTTTAAGTGTAAACTCGCTACCCTCTCCATCAATATCCGCTACCGGAAATGGCTCTGGATCCATTGTCTGATACTTATTTTTGATTTTGTCTGCTCTTATCGTCATTGTATTGCCATTTGAAACAGAAATATCTACTTCGCCGTCTGGCAGGTTATTGATAAGGTCAAAGGCTCTCTCCGGAATAATAAAGCATTCTCCCTCTGTGCCCTCTAACTTCGCCTTAACAGTCATTTCTAAGTTGTTGGCGATTAAATACCCTTCCTTTACCAAAATCCCCTGTAAGATAGGCATTGTTGTCTTTTTGGGAACAACCCCCTTGATCTGATTAAGCTTTGTTGCAAGCTCCGTTTTCTGTATTTTCATCTTTCAATTCCACTCCTTCCAAAATAAGAATCGTGCATTGTTTCTCCTGCAACCTATAAGGCTCCAGTTCCTGTTCTGTCATAAATTTGTGGCAAAACAATTCTTTCATTTTCTTCCAAGTCGCCCATGGCACTCTATAGAATTTGGTTAGCCCTAGCGATACCATCACATAGCAATGAGCACCGAACTTCTCGTATATGTCCAAACTCTCCCATTGCGTATCCGTCACAACATTTTGTCTGATTCTGTCACTGTCAGTATGCTTCGCTTCAAACATAATCCCCGTTCCATCACAGAGGATTCCTTTGTAATCAGGTTGTCCTTTCTTCTCGTAATATCCTTTGACAGTTCCATCCCTATCCTTGCCTGTGATATGAAATGGCTCTGGTGTCTTTTCTATGTGAGCCCATCCGTTTTGCAGATAGAATTCACACGCATTTGAAATCCACCTCTCGAATGTCTCTCCGGATGCTTTGCTTCGCCTGCCAACAAGCTGTCTTCGAGGATCAGGCATCGGCTCTCACCTCCAGATGTTTTTCAAGAATAGCTTTTATATCAGCCAATTTAGTTGCTCCAATTCCTTTCACAGAGCTAATCTCCTCGATAATTCCTGTAATATCCACAGTTTTATGCTTGGGTGCCTGTGTTTTTCCACAATTAAAACCTTCGCTTCTCGCCTTTTCCACTCTGTCCTCAACGTAATGTACCAGCTGCTCATCTGTCATTTTTCTTATCTTTACAGCCTTATTGTGAATAGCATTCTCGTCAGTTGTTCGTCTGCAGCTTCTCTTTGCCATATCGTTCTTCCTTTCTTCTTTTGACACTCTCTGGATTGCTATGCTGGCGGTATTGTCAGCATAGCCCTCTCTGTTTGCGTTCCATTTACTCATCTTCATCACCTGGACCTATCGTTACGCTCTCTGCCAATCCAATAAGCTCCGGTATATCTAATCCAAGGTCTTTACAAAACTCTTTGAAGCAATCCCTGCACATAAACCCGAATTGTTTGGGCTGTTCGCCTCTTTTTGACCTTGCCAGCAGGGTTATCATTTCGCTTTTTCTCAAATGAGCCTTGCATGATGCACAGCCATCAAACAACTTTGCTTTCAGCTTCGGACTAATTTCCGAATGTTGCAGCTGCTTTGGAAATTCTCGGCGCATATTTTCTTCCCCGACAATCGGAATCAGACTGTCTTTCATGAAAACTGGCACTGAATTATAATCAGCTTTTACAACGATATCTTTTATCCATTGCAGTTCTGGCACTATTTTATTTTTGTTACGTCCTGTCTCTGCTCCGATGATTATCCAATCAACCTGTCGAAACATCACATTATGCTTAGAAACAATGTCCCCCATTAGTGGTTCAATGCTGACAAACGTATTGCATGCAGCAGGAAGATAATTAAATCTATCAGCATCCGCATCACAGGTAATGGTTGTTCCGTACCACATATTTTCCAGTCCCGCCGGCACTCCAACTTCCGTATATCTCTCCGGATTCTTTGTAAGAAACAGGTAATTGTGAATTGGGTTATCCAAACAGGTTTCCATTACATCTCTGATCCATTCGTCCGGAACCCATTTCCCAAATATGTCAGCCATTGCCCCAACAAAAATGTTATTTCCCATTTTGAGCTTTTCCGGATAATCCATGCGGTACTTGTGGTATGTAGGTTCAAATCCAAATGGATAAACCAATGTATTTCCCGTTTCATTTAGCATTGGTTCTTCCAAAACAAATACATTGTCTGAATTATCTGCCGCAGGCTCTATTGAATAATCTTTCTTCGCCATCAAATTCAGTCTTACATCTCCAGCAAATCTGGCGGTCATTCTTCTTGCATAGCAATATGAACAGTTGTGTCGGCATCCTGTAATCGGATTCCATGTATGATCACACCACTCAATTTTTGATTTATTCACAGCGTTCCTCCTTTCTGACATATCCAAGCTGAACTTCCTCTTCCCATGGAACATCTGAACAATTAACATGCTGTCCGCACTTACTGCAATAATCCGGCTGATAATCTGGACCGGCATTGAGGATATGGTTACATCTAGGACATATGCAGTACTGATGAAGTGTAATAACAAAGCCATACTTGTTGTATGTTCCATGCTTGATTTTTGGTTTTCTTGCAATAAACTTCGGTATTATCAAGCTAGTTACCTGTTTCAGCACTTGTATCATCTCCTTCCACCCAATACTCTACAAAGTACATTGTCTGTCCTTTTCCTCCCGGCCGCTCTTTCCCAATCCTTACCGCATAACCAGCTTTCACTAATAAGCAACAGAGGGAATTTCTATCCTCGTCATTGAGCTTCTGGAGTAAATTCTTTATTCTGTGTCTCTGATTGTCTGCCATTTATCATCCCGCCTTTCTTTCGGCATTCTTCTTGTTGTCACCTTGTATAGCTTCATTCATTTTCTTTTCAAATACCTTTACAAAGGCTTGAACATCT